GCGGACTATTTATTTCCCGCTCTTGGCTTTGGTTAAGCTATTTTATCCAACGTCTGTACTTGGAACACTTGCAACACTGTTTAGGTGTAACGCTTACTCGCTTACTTCGTATTTATTTGTCAATGTACTTAGTCATTTCGTGAGGGGCTTTTCCTCTCTCTGACTTATATACAGTATAGCAGATGCACAGCAAAGTGCAAGCATGTATCAGTGCCACTTATCCCCAGGTGATAATATACGTTGATAAACAACGGTATATTGTATTATTGACATGATGTGCTGATTGTGGCTTAACTAAATGGCTCATGTTACTGCTGCGCAGTAACAGCTTATAGCATATATGCTATGCACTTGCTATGCGTAGTTGTAGAGTAGTTGTATAGTAATTGTAGAGTAGCCACTGGAGTGTCACACCACCACCTGCTCTGATTGGCCTGCCACCTATATGGTTATGCAGTGGAACTCACCCCATTTTTGAAAAGGAATGTGTCTTGCAATAGCCCAGGGCTATTGTATGAGCCACCCAGCGTGTATTGCAAAGCTTAGTGTTGAGCGAGTGCCGGAGGCTATTGGTCTAACCATGGCATTTTGTCTTGTCTGATTTGCTCGAAGTGTTGCTCTAGGAACTCTAGTGTGTTCTTGTCTTTTGCTAGTACCCGGATAGTTTCATACATACGAGGGGTGATGCGTATGCTCTTGTTTCTTAGCTTGCGCATTTGTCTTGGATTATGAATTCTAAGTATTCTTGCATGGTGAGATTCATTTGAGCGGCTTTTATTTTGAGTAATTGGTGCGATTCGGTTGCGATTCGGATTGATTTCATATGCTTACAATGTAGCATAGTATGCATAATTACACAAATTGGGTAGGTGTGGACAGGTAGGTAGGGACAGCAATTCTGGCGTTGTGTTGTACCGTGGATTGAGTGCTGGTGGGGTGTCTGTCCCTACCTTGCGTCAAATCCCATTGAGGGCTGGGCGGCTGTGCATATGTACACTATGTATATTATGTATATATTACTTTAGGGTCTTTTTATAGTAAAAGGTAGGGACAGTAGGGACAGGGTAGATTAGGGGGCTAATAATATACTTGGTTTACCTGTCCCTACCTCTGTCCATACCTGTCCATACCTCTGGAGGTAGGGACAGCATCATGCCATGGTTGAAATAGTTATGGTATAGTTTACGTATATGGGAACATTCAAAAATCCAGGGGGAAGACCCTCTAAGTTTAAGAAGCGATATATCAAGGACATGATTGAGTTCTTTGATATTGAACCAACAAGGAAGGAGCTGATGAAGACAACTACTAAAAACGGTAATGAGATATCAAATGAGTATAAATTGGTGGCAAATAGGTTTCCAACCATTGTAAAGTTCGCAAAAAGCATTGATGTTGATTACACGACTGTGTACCGATGGGCGCACTCTGGGGATGATGAAAGGGTTGGAAAAGCGTTGAAAACAAACAGTGGAATGACTAAGGAACGTATTAATGAGCTTAGCGGTATGGCAGAGTTCTGCAAGGCATATAAAACCTGTAAGCAGCAACAGCAAGACTTTCTGATGGATAATGGGCTTATCGGCGCTTCGCCAGCAAGTGCTTTCATCTTTACAGCGAAGAACGTAACCAAGATGCGTGATAAGGTGGAGAACGACATAAAGGTAACAGAGGTAAAGCCACTACTAGATAATCTGCGTAAGAAAAAGAAGCAAGAACAAGATGAACACTCAACATAATGGAATATGCCATCACAACAGCTACGGCTAAGGTAGCAGCCTTAGACAAGCGCATACGAGCCCTGCAAGGGGGGACCAGTGCCAGTAAGACTATTAGCACATTGCAGGTGTTGATAGACATGGCGCAGCAAGACGAGACGCCCACTGTGACCAGTGTGGTGTCTGAAAGCTTGCCTCACCTCAAGAAGGGAGCAATGCGCGACTTTCTAAACATCATGCAGGGGCATGGTTATTTCGCCGAGGCGAACTGGAACCGAACAGACTTTATTTACACCTTTGGGACCGGGAGCATTGTGGAGTTCTTTGGAGCGGACCAGCCACTCAAGGTGCGTGGACCGCGCCGTGACCGCTTGTTCTGCAACGAGGTGAACAACCTAGCGTTCGAGACGTTCGAACAGCTAGAGGTGCGAACCAAGGACTGCATATTCATGGACTGGAACCCCAGCACAGAGTTCTGGTTCTACACTGAGATGCTAGGCAAGCGTGATGATATAGACCATCTCATCATTACCTATTTAGATAACGAGGCATTGGACCAGAACATCGTGGACTCGATAGAGCAACGAAAGGACAGGAAGGGTTGGTGGCAAGTGTTTGGGTTAGGACAGCTCGGAGAGGTGGACGGTAAGATTTACACCGGATGGGCTATTATCGATGAGATACCACAGGGAGCTAAGCTGGTTCGATATGGGCTTGACTTCGGGTACAGCAATGACCCTACGGCTATCATCGCCATCTATCAGTACGACGGTGGCTACATACTAGATGAGGTATTACACCAGAAAGGTATGCTCAACAGCCAGATAGCAGCGGTGATACAAAACCAAGAGCACAACGTGCTGGTGGTGGCAGACTCGGCAGAGCCCAAGAGTATAGATGAGATAGCTACGTATGGTGTGCCTATCATAGGGGCAGTGAAGGGTAAGGACAGTGTGAAGCAGGGTATTGACTTGGTACAAGACCAGAAGATGAGCATGACCAAGCGTAGTGTTAACCTCATCAAGTCATACCGTAACTACCTATGGGAGACAGACAAGGTAGGCAAGGTGTTGAACGTGCCTGAGCATGCGTTCAGTGATGCGATGGATGCGGTACGTTATGGTGTGGTGAGCCTGCCTAAGCTAGTGCAACCCCTCACCCAGGAGCAGCGTGCAACGAAGAACTTCCAGGCTGCCATGAAGCGTAAGGAGAGACTGCGTGGTGCAGCACACAGGAGAGAGCGTAAGTTTATAAGGTAGGGCTGCTCAGATCCGGGCGACCGGGGAGGGGTACCCCCCATAAGAGAGATTGGGAGCGCCACATTAATTTTTTTAAACTTATCCCCCCAAAAAGTTGCCCCGCAAATGCTGTCCCCCCGCAGCCCCCCGCGTCCCCCCGCAGCTAAGCAAATGCCCCGCAGTCCTTGTTCTATGTTACAATCGTTATGCAGTTAAAGCAGGCGTGCCTTACTGTTGCTTTGTAGCAAAGTCCCTGTCACTGGGGACTTTGCTTGTTATATGCTATACTATTGCTATATGAATAACGCAAAACAAACATGTCATTTCAGTATTTAAAGCCAACAGACGAGCAGGTTGCATTAATGCAAGATTTTAGAGATAAATTTGAAGCTTTGGCATCAAGCATTGAAGATTTTGCTCCAGAGTCCCGCGGTCGGGCGCTAGCCATCACCAAATTAGAAGAAGCAGCCTTTTGGTTGAACAAAGGAATAACTCATAACGAATAAATAACTATGTTAAAGAAAAAATACGCGCAAGGATCAGCAGTGAACAATTTTGTGAACGGAAATGATGATATACAGACCCGCTGGGCTGTTAAGGAGGTAGCAAAGTCTATTGGTGGCACTATCGGGAACACTATTGGTCCCGGTGGTCGGAATTATATGACCCCAGAGGGTATTACGAATGATGGAGTGTCTATTCTTAAGCACATCCGGTTTAGTGATGAGCGAATGGACTCGATTGCGGATGCTTTTATGGAAGTTGCCCGGAGACAAGATGAGGATGCTGGAGATGGGACCACAACAGCGACCTTGCTCGCTACAGCGCTCACTCCTTTGGTTTTGGAGGACGTTCCGGATATTACTGTGCCATTACCAGGGCAGAAAACTGTGATGGAAATCAAGGCACAGCTGGAAAAGGAGCTTACGGAGGCACTTGCTCTTTTGGAAAAACAAAAAACTCAGGACGTCAGCTTGGAGGAACTAAAAATGGTGGCCAATACAGCTATGGAGGGCCATGAATGCTCAGATCTGCTGGCTGAAACTGTCCACGAGGTGGGGTACAACTCTAATACTAGTATTCAGGAGGGGTTTTCGGGTGAAGTTGAGAAGCTTGTTGTACCGGGAATTCACATGCCGTTGAAGATTGAGGCACCGATTATGTTTACAAACGCTGCGCGTAAGGAGGCAACACATAAAAACGCTATTGTTATAGTGGCAAATCACGTTTTCGAGGATTATAACGACTTGGCGGTGTTTATGAACGGGATGATTGCTGCAAAAAAGGAGGATGGGTCACAGCCACAACCTTTGGTTATTGTTGGTAAGCACTTTTCGGTGCAATTTACTGCTCAAGTAGCTACTGTGAGCCGCTCAGTTGGGTTGCCAATTCTTTTATTGAACGCAAATGGCCTTCGGGATGAAGAATTCCAGGATATTGCGGCATATTGTAACGCTTTGTACATGGACACTACCCCAAAAGGGGCACAGACCATGTCTTCGTACACTTTTGGTAATTCTGGAGAGGCAAAAGAGATTATTGCTGGACCAAAACAGACATCTTTTGTTGGTGG